TCGTCTCCGAACTGCACCATCCCGGGGGGTAGGACGTTCTCCAGATCACCGAGGGCGGGGGGAGCTTCGGGTGCTCCACCGGACTCCTCCCCGCCCTCAGCGTCAACGGCACCGGCACTTGTGCCGTCACCTTCTGGAGCCTCTGGCTCCCCCCCCTTTGGATCTTCGAATCCGTTGTGCAGGTCTTCGAGCATGGCGTCGAGGTCCAGCACCGGCTCTTGCGCAGTGGTCATTGTCTAGGGTCCTGTGGTTTGGGCGATGGTGTCTCGGACATCATCCATGTCGGGGGGTGGGATGGCGGCGTTGGCTGCCGGCCCTCCACCTGGAGTGGCATTGCCACGCATTGGAGGAGCTCCACCAGGGGCTGCGCCCGGAGGCGGACCCCCAGGCGCACCTCCCTGGGGTTGTCCGGGTGGCTGCGCTCCTCCCGGCTGTTGGTTCGGGTCGTGCTTGAGCCGACCCATGACGACCATCTCGATCTTGTTCAGGAAGCCCATGTCCGCGTCGGGGGAGAGCTTCGCGTTCGCGATGGCCATGTGAATGTCTCCGAGCGCGTCCTGAAACGACTCGGCCTGAGGCTTTGCGGCGCTTGCCACCTACAGCAGTTCCTCGGTGACAGGCGGGGAGGGGTCTGCGACCCGGTCTGCGAAGGTCTCGGCACCGTAGGCACCGCGGGTGAATCCCTGGATGCGGATGTCGATCTGTCCGCTGCCAGACGGAAGGGATCCCCCATTGGAGATCCGCTGAACGCCACCGTTCTTGTTGGCCATGATTCCTCCTAACGCGCCGAAGCGGCGCTACCACACACAAGGTAGCACCGCTTCGGAGTCTGGGCAGGGGGGGCGCCTACTTGCGCTTTCCACCCCTCTTGCTGTGACGCTTTCCGTGACGGGCCATTTTTCCACCCCCTTTCGACTTGCGAGAAGGGTGCTTCCGAGCATTGCTCAAGGAAGCGGCGACCGCTTGGTTCTGTGGGTGCCCAGCCTTGACCATCTCAGAGATGTTGTTGCTCACTATCTTCCGAGATGATCCGGCTTTGAGTGGCACGTCTAGAACGCTCTCCCTTGGACCCTGCGGGGTCCCCTTCGTGGCTTGGAGCCGTGGCGAGACCCGGCACGCCTGCCGAGTCCCTTTCTCTTGCTGATGGTCACAGTATCAGCAAGGCGGGGGGTTCGCTGGGTTGACGGTGTGCTCGCCGTAGGTGATCTCCGTGGCGGTGCGGACGTTCTTGTGCATCCCGTAGTTGACCGAGTTGTTGCCGTCGAAGACGGTCAGGATGCCCACCGGGTTCTTGCCCTGAGACGGCTGGAGCGCCCGCTGGGGTCCATCCATGACTGCGGCGTCCCCGGTGACCGGAGATCCTTCTAGATATCCCTCGAGTTCCATGGTCGGATGGTACTCCTTTCTGGTCAGAAGAACACGATCTGGGTGATGGTGGTGGTCAGAGAGGCCGCGGTGATGACGAAGCTGGCCGGCGGTGAGGCGGCGAAGTTGAGCAGCGTCGGGCCTGTCGGGTCGATCACGATGCCCGTGTCCCCGGTCACGCCTTTCAGGGTCAGGGCGATGGCGTTGGCGGCGTTGGGGATGATGATGCAGGCAACCGCCCATGACGGGACCGAGATGGTGTTGGCTCCCGAAGCGAGCGTGGTGGCAAGGGTGTCCGAGTTCCCAGACGAGTTGCCGGCTATCGAGTAAGGCCCGATGTTGGTATTGCCGGGGACGACTCCGGTGAGGATTCCCCCGATGGTGACTGATCCTCCCATGGCTCTCCTTTAATGGGGGTGCCCGGTGCCGGGACCCTTGGCGACGGCCTGCGCATGGGCCTGGGCTTGCATGGCGGCAGCGGCTTCCTGTTCCATCCGCTGTTGGATCTGCGCGCCGTGGGGGATCTGATGGACCTGAAGGACGGTCTGGTTGTCCACGGCCCCGAGTTCCTTCAGGTGGTCGATCTCCGCGATTCTGGCACCTCTGGAGGTGGGCTTGTCCGATCCTGCTGATACCAGGAGTTGGAAGCGCAAAGGTGCGAGGCCGTCCTTGGTCGGGCGATAGAAGTGCATGGCCGCTAGTTTCAGCGACGTGGAGGCACCCTCTTCGCCTACGATGGCCACGGTACGGGACACGTCGTAGTTGACCATGATGAGGCTGGTGAGGATTTGGCCAAGCTGCCCGAGAGCGCCTTCGAGGTTACGGAGCGATGAGCGGATGGACACGAATCCCGCCTCTTGAGTCGCTTGCACAGTGGCCACAGCCTGCCGGCCTTGTGCTTGCTGACCCTTCGATGTCCCTTGGAGGCCCGAGATGTTCTCCATCCGAGCGATCCAGAACTGAGCCTGCTCCATCACCATTGAGGGTAGATTGGGCGGCACCAGCCACGCTGGCTTGTTGGCCTGTGTTGCTGCCGTTTGCTTCAGTGTCAGGCGCTGTCCGGGTTTATTGACCATCGGGGTCCGGTTGATCCCCGATCCCTCCACGTCCATGAAGACCGGGTTGGAGATCAGGTTGATATTGGCCTGGACCGAGGACAGGATCCCGTTCAGGGCAAGCTGGCACGGAGCGAGGTGGGAGACGATGGGTGTCGACCAGAACTCGCCCATCTCGTCATCGACGTAGCGGACGTAGGGGTGGATGTCCTGGTCCCACAAGTCTTTGGCCGTTTCATTCATCAGGATCACCGGGCCGGTGAAGAAGATCACCCGCCACTCGTCGGAGATCACATCCTCGGGGGAGTCAACGAAGGGATCAGTCGGGTGCCTCTGCTCTCTCACGTTCTCCCGGATCCAACACTCGATGACGTTGACGCCCTTGGGGTTGTACCGCTGACGGAACGTTCCCTGACCCGGAGAGCCCACCGCAACCGGCCCCTGGCCGAGGTTGGTGGGGATTCCGTCGTTTGTGTACTTGGGCCAGTTCTCCGTCCCCGGTTTGCGGTCGGGCTGGTCCGAGGCGTCGGGAGACTGTGCCGCCGCGTCGAGGATGGCTTCGGAGACGTTGGGGAACCGGCGCTCGATCTCATCCCGGCTCCAGCGATGGGTGACGAAGAAGTGCTCGCAGTCCATGAAGGAGGTGGCATTGGGATCCGGGTAGAAGGTCCAAGGGTCGACTCGCTGCACATCCACGTTGCCGATCCCGGCGTCCAGACCGGAGTCCCACACCGCCTTCATAATCCCGGCTCCGTACAGGCCGGCGTCCCAGATGGACATGACGATCTGCTGGATCCAGTTGCGGACGGTGAAGTTGGCCCGCAGGACGGTCTCTAGGTGCTCGCACAGAATCTCTTCCATCTGAGCGAAGGGACTGAAGGGATCGGTCGCCGGGGACAGGCTGAAGTTGATCTCCTGGTCGGTCATCCATCCGACCCGCGCCCGCATGATGGGGAAGACCTCGGAGTCGCGTGGGTCATCGGCACTCCGTCCCCAGCGGTTCATGGTCAGCATGTAGTTCTTCCGCCACTGGTCCGTCTTCTTCCGCCGCACCTGGACCGCATGCTGGAACATCGAGTAGAGGGCGTCAGTGACCGGGGCTGCCTGCTCGCTGGCCTTGTTCTCGATCTCGAGGAAGGTCACGCGTCAACCGCTTGCTTGGCCAGCCGCTCTGCCTTGACCTTGGCCCTGGCTTCCTTGATCTCCTTGCGGCGCTCCGCACTCCAGGCTGCGCCGTTCACCGCGAACCGCCTGGTGTTGTCAAGCTCGGCCTTCTTCTCGTCCGTGTTGATCCCGACCGCGGCATCGTCGTGGGTCTCGACCACCTTGTAGTTGTGCTCGATGCCCGTCCGAAGGGTCTGCTCCTCGGAGGCGATCTTGGCGAGGTCCTTGGCGTGGGTTCGGGACTTCACCACCTGGCCGAAGGATGGGGCGTAGTAGGGCTCGAAGGATGAGTCCACGATGAAGCTCCACACCCGCTTCGCTTCGCGCCCACAGACTGGTGGGGTCTTTCCAAGATAGAAATACCCGCAGATCGCGTAATCACCCCGGTCCTTGATATCGAACTCGCCGTGCTCCGGGCAACGGTAGGTGTATAGCAACGTGTTGTCCTGTCAGTCGATCTCATGGTATTCGCTTCCGGCATCGTAACCGCTCGCTCCGATCATGGCGGGGGTTTGAGTGCCCGGGGTGGTGTCGATGCCATACATGCTGGACAGGTCAGGGGCGTCCTCGGTGAGGTTGGTCATCAGAGCGATCATCAGCGCCATGACAGTGTCATCAGTTCCGTCAGCACTCGGGGGACCCATCTCCACTCCGTCGATCAGGGTGTACTCCATCATCTCGAGGTAGGTGTCGTTGTCATGGAGGACCAGGGCGCGCTTGGTGAGGTAGTGCTGGAGGCTTCCGATGCCCCAGGGCTTGGTCATGGTGTTGGTCGACCAGCCGTAGACGTTGCCCAACTTGTTCAGCGGGCGGTCGGGTCGCCTCCATCTCCACAGATTGGGGTAGCGCATGTGGATGAGGACGGCAATCACGCCGGCCCCGCCCCCGTTGATCTCCACATTCACGACAGCGGTGTTGTACCAGAAGCCCAGAAGGGCGATGAGTTCGGCCAGATCGTCGGTCGTGGCGTGTCCGCGCCATACCGCCACCTGCTCGAGGGTGGTCCGGTTGAGCACCTGGATGCAGGCGGGGTCGCCTGTGGTGGTCCGGGAGGGGTCCGCGCCCACCACATACTGCATCTTCTTCCTCGGATCGGGCTTCTTGAAGACCTTGAGGCTGCCTGAATAGTCCTTGTGGAAGGTGATCTGGCCGTTGTCGTTGATGAGATGCCCCCTGCTCATCCCCACGGTCCGTCCTCGGAACTCGTTGCCGACCGGGTAGAAGCACTCGGACAGGGCCTCGAGAGGGAAGACGTTGTCTCCGGTGGCCAAGAAGGCTTCCATCCAGGTGCAGGGGAACTCCTCTTTGAACTTGTCCTCGTTGTCGTTCAACTCGCGGATCTTCCGACGCCTCCAAGCCAGCTGACCTTTGGTGAGCCCGAAGTTCCTGACCAGGGTCTTCTCGGTCGGGGTGAGATCGGAGTCCTTCAGGGAAGTCCTCCGTACGGTGTACTCCTTGTGGAGGAACCAGGGGAAGAACAGGGCCACGAAATCCGAGTCGCCTCGGATGGCCTTCATCCACTCGTCGTAGAAGTACCCGCCCACGCCGTGCGCGGTGGACTCCATGACGATGATCGTCCCGTGGCGGTTGGGGATGGAGTTGAGAAGGGAGGATGCCAGGCTCTCGTCGTTCTCCCAGAAGGCCACCTCGGAAAGATGGACGGCCTGGAGAGTCCCGCCTCGACCGACTTCCTTCCCCTTGGCTGACTGGACGGTGAAGTTGGACAGGGTCTCAGCCCATGACAGCCGCCTGGTAGACGCCCGGGTGGTGGTGAACAGGCAGCGGTACGGCCACAGGTCCCACATCAGCTTGGTCATCTCGAACAAGCCCTCGGAGGACTCCCGATCCTTGGACATGACCAGCACGTTCGAACCAGGGAAGAAGAAGCACCAGAGGAACAGGAGGGCCTCGGTGGCTGTGGACAGTCCCAACTGCCGGCCCTTCAGGACGATGATGCGGACAGGCTCGCCGTGGTTGTGCTGGTACTCAACCTGCTTGACGAACTCCCGCTGTGCCCAGCCGAAGACATCGTTCTCGTTGAGCCTATGGAGTTTGGCGTCCTTGTCCTTGATCGTCAGTTGATTCATCCATGGCCACAAATGCAGACGCTTCAATCTCTTCTCCTTCGGCGTCGATGACGCGCTCCTGTTGAGCGACAACCAGCAGAGACTCCCGGGCGCGGGTGACTTCTTCAGGAGTCTGCCTCACCGAAGTGGCCAGAGCCTTGCCGATGATGGCCTGGGTCGCCTTGAGGCGCAGTTCAGGGGAGCCTTTGGAGATGAGGGCGAACTGCTCCTCGATGGCCTTCCAGGTCAGGAAGCTGAGAACCTCGGAGAGCTCTGCGCTGCCGTAGGTCTCCCGGCGCACGGTGATGGAGAGGGTCTTCACCACCTCAGGGTCCAGGTCAAAGAGGTTGGCCAGGGCGGTCGGGGGAATGCCGACGTTCAATCCACGCCTGAGAAGCTCGACCAAGGTGGACGGGGAGATGTTGACTTCACCCATCGACGGGCTCGATCTCGGTCATCTGGAAGAGAGCGGCGAAGGGCATGGTCTCGAGTGCCCGGAACACCTCCTCGCGGTGCTCCCACGGAACCTTGACCTGCAAGATCACCGCATTCCCTTGGGTGGTCTGCTTCTGGATCACCCCGTAGAAGTTGTACTCATTGGGATCCTTGGCCGGCCTGCCGGCATGCAAGGCGAGGGCGTCGGAGATGTTGAGTCTCTCGAGACGTGCGGCGTCCGAGTCGTCTAGATCGGTTCCAAATCTCCCGGCAGCGTCGATGATTGCCACGGCATCTCGTTCTTCAGGACTTCGTCCTCCGCTTCCGAGGCCCAGCGTGCCGTCTCCGGAAGTGCGCTCATATCTATCTCGGGCTCGCTCGAGCTCTGCGATTCGGTTTCGCTCATCGACAAACTCTCGCTCGACCTCGGTGAGTCCCTCCCCAGCACCAAGGTCTCCGCTAGACCAGTCACTTTGCTGCTCACTTCGATCAAGGCTGTCGAGTAGCTCTTCGTCAGGGATTCCATCTGACGGGTCGATTCCGTCGTGATCTGGGATGTCGCTGAGGAAATCGAGGCCGTCGTCTCCTTCGTGGTCGCTACCAGGCATCTGACGAGATAACCACAGAGAGCCAGGCAGCCGAGGATGATGACGGTGGAGAGGTCAGGGCGCTTCTCATTCACCAGTCCCGCCCCTTGAACCAGGAGTGGGCGCTGGTGTCAGGGGGCTTGAAGCCGAAGATGGCCCCGAGGATCGACAGGACGACGGCGATGACCACGGTCAGAAGGATCGGCGCGACCAACCAGACCACGAAGGACTCAATCCAACTCATCGCACTCCCTCCTCGCTGTCCC